AAAGCGTAGGGGCTGGTCGTTTTCCGTCCAGCTGTCAGCCCACCACCCGCGAAAACGGGTCAAAACAAGCCAGCTCATGCGCGCACCAGCTGGTACATATTCCAGCCACAAGTGATCGTGATGTGTCCGTGGTGCAACATTTCGTCAATCATGGAGCGGTCGAATTTGTGCCAGCCTGTCCAGTCGGCGGGGTGTCGCGCTACTTCGTGCCAGCCTTGGCGGTCGTTTTTTGCGTGGTATGCGATCATTAGTGCGTTGCTCATGGGTTGCCTTTCATTGGTTAGGGGTAGCCCGTAAGCCCTGCGCGTCAGGGCTTACAAATAGCCCTATATCGTGCAGCAGCCACAGCACGGGGCGTCCGCGCAGCGTCCGCGCGGGTTGCGGTAGTGGATCGTCCGCCCGTGTTGCCCGTTGAACATGATCACGCCGGCGGGGGCGTATATCGGCGCTGTCTCCATGTCTCCAGGCTCGTGGATCCAAGCTTTGCGGGTAATGGTGTCGTATTGGATCTCATCTCCAGCATTGAACCGGTGGCCGGTGATTGCGTCCCGTCCGGCGTATTTGGCGATCATTGTCTTAATCATGGTTCAGGCTTTCAGGATAGGGATTACTCGGCGCGCCAGCTGGTCGGTGCGCTTGGCGCGTGTGCCGTGGGCTCGGAAACCGACAATAAAGTCGCGGTCGGCTCGGCTGCACCATGCGTCCCAATTACCGCAATTCTCGCAAGTCGATTCTGCGCGGGTCTGCGCTTCGCATACGACAATGCGGCGACCTTCGGGCGTGAATGACAGTTTGGGCGTATCGCTTGGCACAATGCACACCACTGGCAAGCCGTGGGCGCTGAGCCGGTCGGCGTGTCCAGCATCGTCCGCGCTCAAGTTCACGACAAAGCCCCAAGCATTGGCGGCGCGTATCCACTTAATTGCCTGCGGCTGGTGCTTGTGACTGTATGCAAAGCCTTTGCGGCCCGTATTGGCCTTAACAATCACCCCCAGCTCGTAAGGGTCGACTAGCTCTCCATCGCCTGGAAGATCGCCGGCGATACCATAACGCCACAATTGCAGCGGTGGCAAGTTGCGGATATAGCTGGCGAGTATGTCAATTGGGACCCCGCGAGCTGGCACTTTGTCCCACTGCATACGGGTGTAAAAGTCTTCCCCGTAACAGTCCTGCCCGTAGTGTGGGCAGCTATCGGGGCAAGTTTTTCGGAGCGAGTAAGTTTGCGGTATTGGTCCGGTTTTCCGGTTCGAGCTGGCGCGGATAAATGTGTACATAGTGGCGTCCTATAGGTAAGCGAAAAGGGTATAAGCGAGGGCGCAGCCAATAGCTACAACCAGCGCAGCAGCAGCCCACGGGCTGGGGTGATTGGTGGGGGTGTAGTGCTCACGCATCATGAGCCCCTAGCTGTTTTTGAATGTAGGCCAGCGCGAGCCATAGCTTGGCAAATGTCCGGCTTTGTCCGGCGTAGTTAGTGACAATCCAACCGGCAGCGCCTGGTTCTAGTGTGTATTTCACAGTGCAGCCCCATCATGGATAACGTCCGCCAGCATTACTGTGACGTCATAAGCTTTTCGAGCTTTGAAAAAAGCGGCTGCGAGCTGCTGGGCGGCGTATGAGCTGGGCGCGTGTACTGTTGTTTGCTTGCCGCGATAAAACGCAATATAGGGTCGCATGGTTAGCCTTTTGGGTTGTCGGCAAAATCGCCGTCTATACCCTCGCGGGAGGGCATAGGCTGCAGTTTTACAGTGCTGGGAATAGTGTAGGAACCAGCTCGGCGGCTGCGCGCAATTCTTTTAGCTGGGCATAGTAATCGGCGTAGTCCATGCCGATATCCGCAGGGTAAACAACGTCGCTAAGGTCGTAGGCGCGCATCACGCCGGCCTTTGTGAGCTGGGTTGTGGGGTGCAGTAGGTAATCAATCCCTCGATCAATGTCCAGCATGATGATCGCCCCATTGTCCAGGCGCTTGGCGGCTATGCGCTGCCCGTGCTCGGTGTAGGTGCGTCCAGTGTTGAATGCGATGGTTTCCATGTTCGTCCTTTCGGGTAGTGGGTTAATGCAATAGATGCCCGTCTAATGTCTCATGTGCTGCATATCATGTCAAGGGGTTTTTGTACAGTAAAACGGGGAAAACAATTAATAGAATTGAATGTGTCGACCAGTCACGGAATAGACCCAGCAGTGCAAAGCCTGGACCCAGCAGCCACTATGCAAACGCGCGAGTCGTGATATAGTCCTCCCGTTCTCAATAAATACCGGTCGGTCGCAATAAAGGCGGGCAGTACACAATGGCAAAGCAAACCACGCAAAAACTAACGCGCGAGCAAATCAAGGCAGGCTTGGACACTATCCCAGTAGAAGTGCTTCTATCGGCTGGTAAGGGTAAGACACCACAGCTCACAGCAAAACAGAAGGCATTCGCTCATGCAGTAGCGCTAGGGAAACCAAAGGCTCAGGCCTACAGAGAGAGCTACAAGGCAGACGCCACACCGGCAACAATACACACAGCCCCGTATGAGCTGGCAGCAAACCCTGCGGTCGCTCGGGAAGTGGAAGCCTATAAGTTGGCCATCGAGGCTGAAAAACATCGAACACCCCTACAACTGAAGGCTTTACTGGTGCAGCAGCTGGTTGCCCATAGCCTGGACGATGACTTCCCCCCAGCGTCACGGGTGCAGTGTCTCAAGCTGCTGGGCTCGCTGTACGATGTAGGCGCGTTCATTGAGCGCAAAGAGATTACGACAGTGTCGCGCAGTGACGATATCCGCACTCGCTTGCTGTCCAGGCTGCAGGCCGTCACTGTAGACGCTGAGCCGGTAGATGATGCGCTAGATTTGCTCGCTGAAATCAAGAGCGCCAAGGCCGGTAGCGACCCCACCGCACCCGTACCCCCCGAATCAGGCGCGCCGCGCGCGGGTCCGCCTACACATACTATTCCACACATTCGATCTGAAGAAGAATCCAATCCAGTTGATGATTCAGTTGATGATTCAGTCGATGATTTTGACCAACTGTAACAAAGTTATAGTTGAAACACCCCCCCGGTCTGTTTCTGTACAAAAATGGGGTGGGGGTATATTTTTTTAACAACTGTAACAATGTTATAGATGAAACATCCAAAGCTACTACATACCGTAAAGAAGAAGGAGTACTACATGACTGAGAAGCAGAGGACTGTCTTCCTTGTGATAGATGAGTACTGGAAGAATTTTGGCTATGGGCCGTCCATTGATGACATCATGTACCAGACTGGTGATAAGGGGCGGGGTAATGTTCATCGGATTGTGAAGAAGCTTTGTGAGCTGGGGATTTGCAAGCGGATGAGCAGGAGCGCTCGAAGTGTGCGGCCAAGCTATTTGTCGATGAGGAATATATGAAGACAATCATCCATGTGAATCAACATGTTATCAAGGCCAACAAGAAGACTGGCGCGAATGACCCTGTGCTGACGGTGAAAACCTACAAGGACAACAGATACGCTCATTTTGTTCGGATCAAGGGCGACAGTACTATTGTGTACTCGCCTGACAAGCCTTTATCTTGTGGAGCGCATGTTTGGATAGAGACACACGGGGATGTGATCCTGGATGAAGACTACTTTGCGGCTCTTGGCCCTTGCAGTAAATGAATATTGATGCACTGAGTAAGGCTATTGCTCTTCTTCCTGTTAATGAGCAGGAGGCGTTCTTTGATGAGCTGGATGAGTACCGGGCCAGTCTTTTGCGTGAGGAAGCGCAGGAGGACTTTCTGAAGTTTGTTCACACAATGTGGCCGGGCTTTATTGATGGACGCCACCATAAGGTGATGGCTCGTAAGTTCCAGGACATTGCGTCGGGGAAGATCAAGCGGCTGATCATCAATATGCCACCACGGCACACAAAGTCAGAGTTTGCTTCTTACATGTTGCCGGCCTGGTTCTTAGGTAAGTACCCTAACAAGAAAATCATCCAGACTTCAAACACGGCTGAATTGGCTGTTGGATTTGGCCGGAAGGTGCGTAACCTTGTTGGCAGTGAGCAGTACTCAAAGATCTTCCCTAACGTGAATCTGCGCCAGGATAGTAAGG